CTTCTTATCGTCTTTGATCTCGCCAGTGTTAGCGTCATACACTAACTTGTTTCTATAGCGAGACATAACCTCACGGAGGTATTGCTCTGCCTTGATTTTAGGTAGGTTGCCTACATCAATGTAGAAAATTCTACGCTCTGGAGCACGAGATAGACGATAGATAACTAGTGAGTCTTCGATCATTCGAAGTTGGTTCACTGCCTTAATTGCTTTATGCAGATGCGAAAGCACCATGTTTTTGTTCATATCAAAGATACCAGAATGCACAAAAGTGATTGCATCTGGAGCAATTTTAATTCCCTGAGTATCTCCTGCCTTTAATCCCTTTCCGTTGTAGATAAAATACTCAACCGTTCTTTGCATAAACGCTTGACCAGGATCTTCTGGATCTACTCTTGCTGGTTTATTTTCAATCTCTACTACCTTACGAATCTTTCTGGGATCCACATAACGAAGTTCGATAATACCCTGATTTGGATCTTTGGTGTCAATAACTTTATGATAAAATAATCTTCCATCAACATACCAACGACGGAAGATTTCATATGATTTATTTTCAAAATCCAAAAGTTCCAAAACAAAATCAAATTCCTCACGGATGAGTTTTTTGACCTTCTCACTCATTCCTTTAATATTTTGCAAGTTAATTGCAATTGGAACATCATTATAGTTTCCACAAATCGCTTCATTTATAACATCATCTACAGCAGAATCGCACTCTGGCTGTAGAATCATATCTCTATAGCGAGTGATCATTTCCCACTCGTTTTTTACGGTTCCGTCAATATCGACGTAATAACCATAATGCCCACCAGCAGAAATGGGAGTTGCTCCGTCTTGATTGTCTTTCTGCACAAAAGAAGGCCCTTTCGGAACCTTCTTTGCTCTTTCTATAGAGTATCCAAATAACTGAGACATGTTATAGTATCGAAGATTAATCCGATACTATTTATCATAATAAAATTATGCTGTTGCGCCGCTATCGGGATCGATCTCAACATCAGTTT